AAATTCGCCAATGGTAAATTCATGGCGCATTTCCCGACGCACGTACACGACTTTGACACGTTGGAAGCCGCGCAAGCATCATGCAACGAAGATTGGCGCGCTCGCGTACTTGGCTGCGTGGATGAATGCCAGCACACGCCGGTTATGTACACGATTAGCAGCGGCGGCGGATACTCATACAACGGCGGCGGCGCAACCGGCATACGTTGCAGCAAATGCGGTTTCACCGGACCGTTCGAATAATGTTTACGGTTCCGATATGGTGTGAAATCGTTTGCCGCGTGTGTGCGCAGCAGGGACCGGGCGAATGGGCGTACGGTCCAATTCCGCGACGGTCGCTCAAACAGCAAGGCAAGAAACGCGGCTGGCAATTCCACTATGACGAATGTTTCTGTTCCGAGAAATGTTTGCTGAAATATAAGGATTGACAGGAATGAGTAGAACAGACACGCGCATTCCTGTTGATATTGCCATTGCAATTCGTAAATCATGTTGGCCGCGTCCGACATGGAAAGAGGTAGGTATTCAATTACATAAACTTGGTTATCCGCCTGCACCGTTCCCGCCGTTTCAAGCGTTAAGCATTATGACCGCTGTTAGCAAAATAATTAGAAATATCACTTGACGCACAATTAGAAACGTGTGAGAAAGGAAACACGAAACGACAACGGTTCGCGGCAATTCCGCCAGCGACCAAACCCTTGAAAGGGGAACAGCATGACGCAGGAACTCGCAGTTTTCGCCGCTCGCTTCAACGTCGCAGTTGCAGACGCTTACGTTCTGCCTGCGTTGTTCGAACGCAGTGCGCAGATGGCGAAAATGCCGGTTCGTGCGTTGCTCGCAGAAGCAACTTACAACAACAACGCGTTGGGCGTATATCTCGCTAACGCGGCGGCGAAAGTCGCTAACGAAGATCGGGCGCACTAAGCGCCCTTTTTTAACGGAGGATTTAGCATGTTCGATTGGCAACCACACGACGCGGGTTTTCGCTGCGCAATGCCAGGCAATATTACGCTTGACGTGTTTCCAGAGCGGCACGCGAAAGGCTTTGTCGCGAAGCCAGCACGCGGCACGAAATGGCGTGCGGCTGCGTCGATCTTCGACGGCAAATTTACGATCTCGCGTTACGGACGCGATGAGTACATGAATTTGCAGGCAAGCGTTAAAGACGCAATGCGCCTAGCGGAAGACATTTACAAGGAGCGGAACAGCTAATGGAACACACATGGAAAGAACACACCGCGTCGAATGGCGCGGTTTATCTGCGTATGGATGACAAACCGGACGCACTCGCGCGACGTGATCGGTTGCCGCAGGGTTATCTCTGGCAATTCGGAAAGAAAGGCGGCTTTGTCGACACACTAGACGAAGCAAAAGCCGCCGTTGAAGCGTATGCGGAGTATCAGTCTATTCCGGCTGGTCAACGCTGGCTTTCGCTTTAATCGCGTCTTCCGCCTGGCGAATGTATTTGTTGACTTCGTCGCCTGGCGGAAGCGCTTGCATTTCTCGCAAGAACGCTTGCCAGGTTTCCAACGTGTCGAACGGCAACGGCGGGTCAATCAGATATTCCATGTTTTATCCTCCGAATGTTGCTACGAACCAATCCTTAATCCGTTCGTAGGCGTCTGCGGTTTCTCCTTGCAAATCTGCGACGTACTTGATGTATCCACGTTTAGCGAATTGTATCGACATAGCGTGATGCGTCAGACGCTGGTATGCATCCGGGTCTTTCTTGTATTGCTCCATACCCCAATTATCGAGAACCTCTTTTTCGACCTTTTTATATGTCGCTTCATTCAAAGGCTTCAAGCCTTCGGCATAGTACGACGAACCGTTGTGACCGTGCGCCCAAAGACCAGACAAGCCCGGCGCGTTCGTCGTCTGGTATAGATCGGCGTAACTGAACGACCGTGAACCCGGATGATTGTGATGTACGATCATTTCCGCCGTTGTCGAATACATTTCCTTTGCTAGTTCGGGCGGAATGCCGACGTTATTATTCGTGCCGGAATTTTGCCCGACTTGTTTGCCGGTGACGCGATCATATGCCCATAGAAACTCTTTATTGGTTCGCCGTCCGTTTTCAAGAACGTATGCTTTGGTTTCCTTATCGAGCCGCGTGTTGCGTTCGTCCGGCGTTTCTGGCGGCGGCGCTGGCGGCACAATCGGCTTCGGCTTTGGTTTTGCTTTCGGTGTCTTCGGACCGGCGTCATTCCAACCCGCCAGGAAATCGACCTTCAACCGGACGCGGCAACGGCAGTTAATCACTTCGTCACCGGTCGCGCCTAGCGATACATCACCGGGATACATGAGACGCGCGCCAGACGGCGATACAAACGGTTCGTCAAGCCCGACGCCCTTCTTGTCGTACTTCTTGTCAAGCGCCGCGTGTGACCAGCGTGTTCGACCGTCCATAGCCGCGTCCCAATGTCGCGACACGTCTTGCTTGCGGAGCGCGCCGCTATCGACCGCCTGCATATGCGCTTCCCATTCCGACCGGTTCAACGACTGTATCGCTTCCGTTCGTCCAATGGTTTCGCCTCGATAACGCAGCGCATTATTTTTATACGATCCAACGATTTTATCGATTGTGTCGGACGGCAATGCACGACCGTCATTAATCGCCCGTTGAACCACGCTGTCAAATCGTTTGTCTCGCAATTCGCGACCGAAGTAATTGGCGTCAAGGTTGACCAGGTCGCGCCGGGTATTCGCAACCCATTTTTCCTGTTGCGTCGTCAGCCCGACGATACCGCCGACGCGCACGTTTTGCCCGTTGACGTTCTGAATACGCCCGACGATATCGAGCGCGACGTTGCGCGGGTTGCGCCCGTCGATCATACCGCGCTGTAAGGTCGTCTGGACGTTCTCGCGCGCTTCGTTGGTCAACCTGGTGACAAGCTGGCTAGAACGGTCACGCAGCCACGCTTCCGCCCGCGAATTGCGCACGTCGAAGCGAAACACCGTGCGACCGGACGGCGTATTGAGGTATTGCGGGAAATTGCCGCCCGTCAGAACGCCGCCTTGTTCGAACGCGCGTTCAATCGCCTCCGTGACCGGTCGCATTGCCGCAGGCGTGAAGCCGAGCGCTTGGAACGCTCCTGCCGGATCGCCGTCTGTGATCGCCTTAATCATATCGACAATGATGGCGTCATCAACAACGCTCTGCATCGCCGCCCGAAACGCATCACGGATTTCGGGCGCGAAAAGATCAATCAGATAATCGAGCGTTTGACGATTATTGCCAGGACGTGCCATTTAACTACCTTTACGAACGATCCATTTCCAGACGGCACGCGTGCCAGCGGCAGGCGTTGAAATGTCTTGAACAATCTTATATTCAACGCCGTCGATTTCGACAAGCCCGCGCATATTGGGCGTGAAGCCGGATTGAACAGCCGCAGTAACCGTCAAATCTGTTGATAACGCGAGACTGTCTTTGACGAATTTGTAAGAAACGCCTTTTGCAACGGCGTCAAGGTCATAAGCGGTTTTCGTTGGCGCGCCCGGCTCATCGGCAGGACCGGACCCCGGAACAATATCAATATATCTAATTGTTCCCTGTTTGAATTCTTTCAACACATCCGACGCGATTTTCTGCATATCGTCATAAAACACGGTTGACACTCCTTTTTAGCTGATTTAACTAGATTGTCATTGCACCATTGCAAACATAGACGAAAGGCAATTAGAAATGAAGACCGCACTTGCAATCCTCGCAACTTCCGCAGCATACGCAAACCCTGCCGCAGCCGCCGTTAAGACCGCTGGCGCACCGAAGGCCGAAGACCGCGTTGCCGCCGTATTCGCCGCCGTCCGTACCGATATCAAGCCGCCTGTATCCGCAAAGCGCGGCGTCAAGTCGGAACTTGCCGAAAAGCTTCTTGCGCTTCCGGTTGATGGTTCCATCGGCATCGCCAACAAGTCGAAGAAACAGATTTCTTCCTCGATTTCGAAGGTCAACAACCACGAAAGCAACCTCACGAACAAGATCGGCGCAGACGGCGCAGTCCTGATGCAGCCCGGCGCGGCGCTCAAGGATGCAAACGGCGCAATCGTCGGCAACGCTGCCGCAACGCCGGTCAAGGAACGGATCAAGGAATTCGCCGCGTACGACGTGAACGCGAAGACCGACCCCGACAACGCATCTGTTCGTATCTTCCGCATCAAGTAAGCTCGCTTTTCCTCCTCCCAAAGCGGCTGCTTGGAACCGCCCGACATGGCAACAGTCGGGCGGTTTTCTTTTTGTCTATCAGACACGCGTTGCAAACCCGCTATAAGACGCGAAAGCGCTGCTATTGCTATCGAGCAACCAATATAGAATTTGATCGATAACGGGAAACGTCGTCTGCATGTCGGACGCCGACGCGAATTGCACATAGTCAACAGAAACCGCGCCGTCAACAGAAACCGACTTGTATTTGCCTGGCGTGTAATCGACCAGCAGCGAACCAGGCGAGACGCAATCACGGTATGCGGCTTCGTAAACCGCAGCGTTGATTTGTTCCGGTATGGCGTTCGACGGAAACGCATAACCGTATTTCGGGTCTTTGATCGCTGCGCCGGTACGCGGCCATTCGTTCGCCTGCGTGAAACCGGCTGTCTTTTGCCCGATGAAAGCCGCGCCATAAACGCGGTCGATCCATTCGGACGCCGTCAGCAGCGACGCGTTGATTTTCTCATCGTCCCAAGTACCTGGCGGTTCGTGACCGCGTTCAGTATGGTATGTGGCAAACCCTGCTATTGTCACCGTTGCGTATTTGCTCATTTGTCAAAATCCCATAAAAAAGCGGCAGCGCCGTTAGACACTGCCGCATGTTACACTAGCTGTTGCGGTTTGTCAGGCAGTAAGCGCCATGATAGCAGCCCATGCTTCCGCTTCGGTCTTGTAGCCGTCTGCGGAGATACCGTCACGCTCGACAGCCGCGCCAGACTGATCGACGGCATGAAACTTCTTGCCGATCTTCGACACAAGCAACGCGGTCGTTGGTGCAACGGCGGGCTCGACAACGACCGGAGCGACAACGGCAGGCTCGACAACGACCGGAGCGACCACAACGGCGGGCGCTGGCGGCTTGCTGGCGGGCGCGAGCGCAAGCTTTGACTGTTCACCCGCAGCCGGTCCGCTATCGTCGTCAGCGGCGCGCGTATGCACTGCGGCGTCAAAGTCGATTTCATTGATGACTACCGGACCGTTCGCCGTCCATATCTTAATTGTTGGTACGCTGTCATGCGACATTGCGGCATTCCTTTCTTGTTAAAACTACACTCTTGCATCTATCCAAGCCGAACTTGCATTGTCAAGGTGCGGTTGTCCGCCCATTCCGCCCGCTGCAACGCGCGGATGCGTATTATCGTCACTCATCCATGACACGCCAGGCAATGCTTGATACGTGTCGCCCACTACCTGCGTGTTCGTCCATGTCGTTGTAAGCGTTATATCGCCGCCAGTGTTTCCGCTGCCGATTTTCAGGACGCCAGCATTTGCGCCGGTAATTGCTTGCACAAGCCCGTTCGGAATTGTGCTGTTGCCGCGACTGTAGTTCGAATTAAACCGTGACGTGCTGATAACGCTCGACACTGTAATTGTTTGACCGGCTGGCAACAGTGCGTCTTCACCGGCAACAAGCCAGCGCCCGCTATCACGTGACGGTTCGCACGCATCCGCCCATTCGATATAGTCATCAAATGCGCCACCGCGAACCCACGCATTAAACAGCCCGCGCGCCGATCCGCTACCAGGATTATATTGCGCGCTGTAAGGCTCGATAAAGCCCGCCGACATTGACACTTTCCACGGCGCAAGCGTGATCGTTCCCGTTGCTGTTGGTGACGCCGAGCCGGTGAACAACAGTGTCACGGTATTCGTGCCGGTGTTGACAGCCGTACAAATCTTCGTGCCGTTGTATTCGACTTCGTTCGCGCCCGCGACGGCGAACGCCATACCGACCGCAAACAGACTTGCGTCAGCAACCGTTGCAGTGATGAAAAAGCCGCTGCTTGTCATTGACGTTACCGCGACCGGCGTTGTTGTTCCCTTGCCGCGCGGCAGCATTGTGCATTGTACGAATTTCATTCCGGCAGTGCGAACCATGTCGCGCATTGTCGTCAGATATCCTTGCAACGTTGCGAGCGAAGTTGCTGCGCCGTAATCGTTCGTGCCGAAATTCGATATAACGTGCGTGCATCCGAGCTTGGCCGCTAGATCGACCTGGCGCACGAATTGCGCACCGCTAGAAGCCGCATACGTCTGCGCCGTCGTGCCGGTGATGCTGTTTACGTACGCAGCGCATCGACCTAGTGCGACGTTGTAGATCGAACCGCCGTTGTTGGTCATGATGCTGTCACCAAACGCGGCAAGAGCGATCCTTTTCAACAGCGATTTCTTGCGATGATTGCGCAACCCGGCAAAGCCAAGGTTTGAAATGTATTTCGCAGCGTTCGGAACCGTTGACGACAGATTGACCTTGAAGCTCGCGCCGTCTGGAATAGGCGTTGTAGGTGTCAATTCTGCGCTTTCCGAATTCGCGCCGCTGACGTTCGTAACCGTGCCGATATCGGTTGTTGTGCCGCCGACCGGATATTCAATAGTTCCGGTCACGTCGAAATTGTTGCCGGTATCTGTGAAGCCGGTTGTTCGCAGCGTCCAACCCTGCAACACTATCGACATTTTATCAATTGTCGCGCCGCTGTTGTTGACGAACGTTGCGCTATACGTCTTCGCGGTTCCATCACCGGTCAACGGCGCAGCACCGGAGTTATAGCCCGCGCCGTAATACCGATGCGCGAGCATTTTTATTACAGGATCGGACGGCGAAAAGCCGCCGCCCAACCTTGCTGCATTTCGAAAGCGTGAGAAATTGCGTGCGTCTGTCATGCGTTACGCAACCCGATGAACGGCAACGTCTGCGCCTGCTGCGCCGAGACGCAAGCCGGTTGCCGCGATGCGGACCGGCACAATTCCTTTTCCGCCTGGTATCAGATAACCGTTTGCGCTCGATACGCCCGATGCGTCTGCGCCGACCTTGATGTAAGCATCACTTGCCGACCAAACATCATAAACGCCCGCTTCTAGCGGTGCTGATTGCGTTCCCGCCGTGACGACGAATTGCGCGCGACCGTCGATTGCAATACCATCCATTTTATCTGATCCTTAGCGTTGTCGGCACACGTGGGCGCACGCTGTTATCGCCTAGCTGCGATTTGACTGATTTCATATCGCCGCGCAAATCCGCTACGGCGTCTATGAGCTTGTCGAGTTTGTCGGCTTGCACTGTCTGCTGACGGTCCAAGCGGTCGTTGGTCGCGTCGTTTGCTTTGCGCAATTCGCCGCTGATTTCCGTCAAACGCAAAATCTGTTGTGCAATCACGTCGAATTGCGGCGTCTTGTCGAACAACAGTTTAAACCTTGCGTCAGCTTCTTTACCGCGTTCTTGCAAATCGTTCACATCCGAAGACACTGCTGAAATGCTAGAACGAATTTCGGCAATCGTTCCGCCGAATAGATATGCGTTCGTTGCGGTCGCAATGAGCATGCCGACAATCGTTGCCACGACATGCCACACGTTTATTCGCCCGTATTCTGCTTTGATTGTTCCAGTCATTTCGCCCGCCCCGCCTGGCATAACTTTGAAGTAGAAACGGGCGGCTGCTTTTCAACAGCCGCCCGTTAAACTCATCACATCGGGTTGCCGTTAGGCGTTAGCCGAGTAGCAGAGTGATAAATTCAGGCTTGACAGCCTTGACGCCCCAAGCCAGTGCGACTTCGGCGCGGATTTTGCGATAGCCCGCGTAAAGCGAGATTTCGAAAACCAGACCAGAGCGCGGGTCGGTGACGTTGATGCGATCAATCGCCATATCGCCTTCTTGCGGCAGTGCAGGAGCGCGAGCGACCAGGTGCAGCGCCGAGCGGACGAAGCCAACGTTGCGAGCCGATGCAGCAATCATGGTGATTGCGGTTGCGGCTGTCGGAATTGCCTTGCGCAGACCGGGCTTTGCAAGCGTGATAGTGCCGCCGTCAGCGGTCGAAGCGTCACCGACAGCAACGACGTACTTGTTGGCGTCGCCAGCGAACGTGATCACATCACCGGCAAGAATGGTGCCGGTGCCAGCCGATGCGAGCGTGATGACCGTTGCACCGATTGCGTAACCGGCGGCGTTGGTCGTTGCGAGTGCTGCCGTACCGCTTGCCGGTGTCTGGACGCCAGCGCTTTCCTTGATGGAAAAGCCGTTCAGGTTGAGCAATTCGCCGTCACGCAGCGTCATGTTCGTGCCAGCTTCGTTGACGCGCGTCAGGTTGGCGAGCGAACGGAGCGAAGCGCCTGCGGTGCTATCGATGATAAGCGAACGTTCCGAAAGCGGCGCGCCGTTGTCATCAAGGATTTTGCGAACCTGCGCCGTTTCAGCGGTGCTGGTAGCAAATGGCGTTGCGCCAGCCGTACCGTAGGCGCGAGACGCCTTTGCAGCGGCTTCGACGGCCAGGTCGACTTCGATGGCGTTGGCGAGCTTGCGAAGACCTTGCGCGAAATAGTCGGCCTGAATGGAGAGATAACCAGGACCGTTGTTAAGGCCGCGCTGTTCTTCACCAACCCAACCGAACGAAGTGTTCTTCGACTTCGTGATTTGGATCGTATCGTTGCCTGGCGCTTTGTCGGTCGGTTCAGGAATAGCCATTGACGGCGTGGTATCCTGCAACGTGCTTTCTTCGGTGATCCAGTAAACGACAGACTGTCCAACGGCGGCACGTTCAGCCGATGCGTTGCGCATGACGGCGGGAATGAACCCGATCATTTCACGCGACACAACGTCCAGACCGGCGTACAGGTCCGGGATAAGACGGGTCAACGTGTTGGCATAAGCGCCGGAAAGAATGAAAGGAGCGGCAAGCGCCGAACCCGAAAGAAATTTACGCATTGTTGCGCCCTTTAATTGCGGCGCGTGCGTTCGGTATGCATGGCGCGCCAGTTGAAAAAACTGTTTGGGTAAGGTCATCCGACCTATGCGCGCTGTTGTCATCCGATCAAGCAGCTAATTAATGATGATTTAACGCGATTTGTCACAAGCGTCAATACGCCCTTGTGATTTTTAACAGTTTGCCTATTGCGTACCGCTTTTAATTGTGCTTATTAGACGCAAAAGGAGAAACGAAATGTGCAACACAAATACATTCCATGAGTGCTGTAATCTAGTGATACGCGCTAGCCTATCGCCCATAAAGACGGGTGTGAATGGTTATGCCGTGACCTATGCAAAGGCGGGATTGCGCCTTACGGGCAGGGAAGAACAACGGGTGCAATGCCTGTATATCCTTAGCAATCTTGCGAGTTGGCGCGGTAGTGAAGCGCGACTAGTCAAGGAAGAACTAAAGAAACTGTCTAATCGATAGGCTTATGGGTCAACTGCGCTGACTTGAAAGGAACGTGATTTTCCGGCATTATCGAAACGTTCGAAGAAACGCAAAGGGAAACAGCTAATGAATACAACAGATAAAGCCGTTGCGACGCGTCGCGCGCTTACTCGCTTCATTGCAATGATGCGCGACGACGACAACGATGTAGTTGCAAACAGCGCTATGAGTTTAATGCAATCGATATGCCGGACCGGCAATAGCGCCG